CTCTGCGGAGGATCGACCGGCTATACCCCCGTCAGGGGGTGGGGAATTTTCAACCGGCTATATGGGGATTTTTGCACCGGCGCTGACAGCGGCGAATGGGCGCTTCATGGAGACATTGTTTCATAGTGGGGGCGGGTTGGCAGGCGCATCCACCGATCGTCGGAGCTCGTGCGCCTGGAGCGGTGCGCTTGGGGTGGCATATTGCTCGATTTTCACAGGGGATCGCGCTCGGTCCTGGGAGCTGCAAGTGCGGGTCGGGCAGTAGACGGCAGACGGGGAACCCCGCGCGCAGGCACTAGGTTTCCCGGCGAGCTCGGAGGAGTGCCTCAGGATCGGCGGCGCGAAGCGTTTCAAGTTTCTTCAGCTGATCTTCAATCACCTGGCGGCGGCGGTTTAACTTCGCCAGATCGAGCTTATCGGCCGTTTTCGGCGCCAGTCGAACTACAAACAATTTGTGGATCGCTAGACCGATGGCCGCTATCGACACTGCACCCGTCACCAGTGCGACGAGGTTTGCGTTCGCCGCACCCTTATCCGAAATAAAAACAAGACCGATACCGGCAGAAGCTGCTGCGATGCCGATGTTCCCCATGAACGACCACCGGTCAAGTCGTCTCTGTTGAGCTTCTGCCTTTGCGGACTCCTCCAGAATAAATCCGAGTTCGTTTTCGAGGTCGTTGTACTGGGCTTTGATTGGCAGCCGTATCGCCTCGGCACGGTTCTCGGTCCACAGCTTGACGTCCTTTTCGATGTCGTCTCCAAGTAGGGTGCGCACTGTCTGCATCAGAGCAATCGTGAACGCGTTACCGTTTTCTGTGTCCAACGCCAACCGACGGCGGGCGTAAGCGCGTACTACATCAGCGTCCCACGGAATCGGATTCAAATATCGTGCAATCTCCAAGAAATCACTGAAATTCTTCGCGAACTCAGGCAGTATCTTGTTCAGGAGAATCCAGGTGCGGGAGTAGGTGAGATCGTCGCGCAATAGCCCCTTCAACCGCTCTATTCCGGCGGCCGACATTGGGTCGTATTCGGCAACAAGCACCACAAGATCCGAAATGCTCTTACGCATCGCGACGCTGGCACAGAAATCCGAGCCAGCCTGGGCGTCAAGAAGGACATAATCGTACTCGCTCCGGAGGTTTCCAAGTTCCCGAGACAGCCGTGCTACAAAGTCTTCCTGCCGATAGGCCTCCGTGTTCACGAAGTGGTAAGTCGCCGGTATGAGGTCGACACCGGATGGCAGGTGAAGGGCCGTGGCGTCAGTCAGGTCATTCCCTTCAAAAAGGCCTTCTGGGAAGCGCCCTTCATCTGTTTCGCCCTGCCTCGATAGTACTTCCTTGATATACAAGAGCGTCAGCCCGTTTGTGGCTGCGTCGGCGTCAACAAGGACAACCCGCTTCCCAAGCGCTTTAAGGAACGCCCCGACTGAAGCGGTGATCATCGTCTTACCGGCACCACCTTTGGCGCTGGCGAAGCAAAGAACCTTCGCACTCACTTCGGTTCTCCGATCCACTTCCGCATAGCTGCGCGGCTCCCGGCGATTTCATCAGCCGCAGCTTCGGCGATCGGCCCGCCGATCTGGTCGACGAGCGTTGGAACGCGTCCATGATCTTGTCGTGGCTGTTGCCTTTGCCTCCGGCCAAGCTGACCAGCGCACGAATCTGGACGCGTACGAGTTGGAAACGATGTTGCTCTCGAAGAATGTTTTCGACCTGCCTATTGAGCATGGCGCCGTTTCCGCAGGGATCGGTCGTATACGCAACGTACGCCCCACGAAAGTTCATCATCAGGCTCTGGTTTAGCTCATCTAGGCTGAACAATAAGCCCTCGATCTTTGTAGCGTAGTCGGCCCTAAGCTCGGCTGTTCCCAGTTCCTGAGCCTTCGCCGCAGCGGCCATATTCGCCTTCCAGCCTGGGATAAAAAGGGGAAACGCGTGGTCAACGTTGCGATAGACCGTTTTGATTGTCCCGTCTGGACACTTGTGCCGGTATGTTTTCGAGAATGGCCAGTTGATGGGCATAGGGACTAAATTCAGCGAGTTCCGACACTTGCTGAATGGAGAGTATATCGAAGCTGGGACGCCCTTGTCTTCATCTCGGAAAGTTGTCCGTCGAAAACGGCCGAGGTTCCGCAGAATACTTCAGCACAACCGGGCCGAAGAACGCCGGCTAAAAGCCGGCGGCAGGCTGAAAACCTGCCCCACGTGCTCAACGTACAAAACTTGCTCAAAGTCCTCACAGAAGAGAGGTATGGTTGGGCGATCACGCGGGATGTTGGAGTAATAACAGATTCGGAATCAAGGGGATGGATTTCTGGCTGCGGGGAGTGGCGCTGGGGCGTGGTGTAGCTTGGTGTCGCGGGGAGAGCAGCTCGGTGAGAACGACAAACAACGACGGAACTACAGGCGGCGGGATGCAGAGCGAGAGTAAGGGCGGAGGCGAGGGAGCGGGGGAGGACGGCGGGCAGCACATCGACGATCACTCGGAGGCGGGCTTGGAGAGGGGCTTGGAGGGATCGAAGAGTTTGCCCGCTATGCTCCGGGGCATGTTGGAGAAGGTGGAATCGAAGATCGGCGCGGGGGACCTGAAGGCGCTGGGGGATTATTTGAAGCTGGTGCAGATGCTGAAGGAGCTGGAAGAAAACGAGCCTAAGGAGATCAGGGTTACGTGGACAGAGCCGCCACCGGGATCGTCGAGCGAGAAATAGGGTACGCGGCGCTGCCGTCGCAGAAGCGGTTTCATGACTCGGGCGCGCGGTTCAAGGGATTTTCGGGGCCGATTGGGTCGGGCAAGAGCCAGGCGTTGTGCCGGGAGGCGATTAAGCTGGCGTACGTGAATCCGGGGCGGACGGGGTTGATCGGGGCTCCGACGTTTCCGATGTTGCGGGACGCTACGTTGATGGCGCTGTACGAGGCGCTGGAGGGGCTCGGGATTTCGCACGAGGTGAATAAGGCGGAGAACCTGGTGCGGATTCGGGAGACAAAATCGCGGATTTTGTTTCGGGCGGTGGAGGAGTTCGAGCGGTTGCGGGGGAGCAATCTGGCTTGGTTCGGGGTGGATGAGCTGACTTACGTTCCGGAGGAAGCTTGGCTGCGGTTGGAGGGGTGGTTGCGGGACCCTCGGGCTACTCGGTTGTGCGGGTTTGGGGTTTGGACTCCTAAGGGGTTCGATTGGGTGCATGAGCGGTTTGTGGCTACGCCGGTTGCGGGTTATGAGACGGTTTTTGCTCAGCCGTTTGAGAACCGGTATTTGTTGGAAAAGACGCCGGATTATTACGAACGGTTGCGGCATAGCTACGATGCTCGGTTTTATGAGCAGGAAGTGCTGGGGTCGTATCTCAGCATGGATTCGGGGCGGGTTTATTACTCGTTTACTCGGGAAGCGAATGTGGCGGCGGTGGAGGTGGATCGGCGGCTGCCGCTGATGTGGACTTTGGATTTCAATGTCGACCCGATGGCTTCGGTGGTGGCGCAGGTTTGCGGGCGGACGGTGAAGGTGCTGGATGAGATCGTGCTGTCGCGGGCTCGGACGGAGCAGGCTTGCGAGGAGTTCGCGGCTCGGTATCCGGGGCATGCGGCGGGGTTGGTGGTTTATGCGGACGCTACGGGGGCGCGGATGCAGACGACCGGGTTGTCGGATGTCGCGATGGTTCGAAAATGTTTGGGCGGGGGCGAGTACGGGGAGGTCGCGTACAAGATTCCGCTTTCGAATCCGGCGGTGCGGGATCGGGTGACGCTGATGAACGCGAAGTTGCAGTCGGCGGATGGGGACGTGGAGTTGGTGGTCGATCCGCGGTGCGGCGGGCTGGTGCGGGATTTCGAGCAGGTCCTTTATAAGGAGGGCAGCCAGGTGGTGGACAAGGAGCGCGATGCGAAGTTGACGCATTTGTCGGATGCGCTGGGGTATTTGGTGTGGCAGGAATTTGGCGAGGGTCGGACGGTGGGCGAGCGGGGGAAGCCGCTGGTGGGCTGAAAGGGAGCTGAGCAATGTTGGACATCGATCTGGAACATCCGGAATATCGGGAGCGGAAGGCGGCTTGGAGGAAGTATCGCGACTTGTATGCGGGCGGGGATCAGCTGAAGCATCATGCTCAGGATTATTTGATCCGGCGGCAGCGGGAGCCGGGGGATGTTTACGCGGAACGGTTGAGCCGGGTGTTTTACGAGAACTATGTGGGCTCGATCGTGGACTGGTATGCGGCTACTTTGTTTCGGACTGAGCCGGTGTTGACGCTGGAGGGATCGAACGAGGCGGGGAAGGCGTTTTTTGCGGAGTTGGTCGAAGATGCGGACCGGCGGGGGACGGCGCTGAATGACTTTTTTCGGCGACAGTTTGCTGAGGGGTTGATTCTGGGGACTTGTTACGTGCTGGTGGATTTTCCTCGGCCGGCGGGGGCGGGATTGACTAAAGCCGAGGAGGATTCTTCGGGGGCTTCTCGGGCTTATTTGGTGGATTACAGTGCGGACGACCTTATCAATTGGAGTTTGGACGCGGAGGGGAATTTCGAGTGGGTGGTGTTGCGGACTCGGACGCTACGGAAGGATCGCGTTGAGGATCAGGAGTGGCGGGTTGAGACTCGGTGGGCTTACTACGATAAGGAGAATTTTCGGATTTATGGGGATGGGGGCGGGACGGATGCGGGCGGGGACGGTGGAAGTGGGGCTGGGCTCCCGGCAGACCTGGGGGTCCGCCCTGCTTTCGCTTTGGTGGATGAGGGGCTGCACGGGTTGGCTCGGTTGCGGCAGGTGCCTTTGTTTGGGCTGCGGATTCCTTCGGGGTTGTGGATGTTGAATCGAGCTGGATCGCTGCAGCTCGAGCATTTCAATAAATCGAATGCGCTGAGTTGGGCACTCACGATGGGATTATTTGCGATGCCGGTGGTTTATTCGGACCGCGAGTGGTCGCAGATGGTGGGGGAGAGTTATTACATTCAACTCGCTCCGGGGGATCGGTTTGGATGGACTGAGCCGGAGGGGAAGGTTTATCAGATTGCGGCGGATAATTTGACGCGATTGCAGGAAGAGATTTATCGGGTTTGTTATTTGCCGCAGGCTGGTGGGTCGCTCGACCGGGGGATGCATCAATCGGGGTTGAGCAAGCAGCGGGATTTTTCGATTACGCAAGAAGTGCTGCAGGCTTATGGGGACGCCGTTAAGGACCAGGTGCGGCGGGTGTTGAAGGCGATTGAGGCGGCTCGGGAAGACGGGCTGGCGGTGAACGTTACCGGGATGGATGAGTTCGACATCGCGGACTTTTCCACGGAGTTGCAGGACGCTTCGGCGCTGCTGGGGATGGGCGTGGATTCGCCGACGCTTAAAAAAGAAGTTTTCAAGAAGCTGGCGTTGAAATATTTATGCGACGCCCGGCAAGAAGTGAAGGACCGGATTGTGGCGGAGATCGAAGGGGTCACGCGATAGGAGGCTGAACGCGGCATGGCGGAGATGGAGAACGTAGAGCAGGAAAAGCCGGCCGAGGATCTTCGGACGGTGGTGCGGGCGGCCATCGAGGAGTTTTTTGGTTCCGAGCGGGCCAAGGTCGAGCCCACGTTCAAGACGGAACTGGAGGAAGAGCGGCGGCGGCGGGAGAGCCTGGAGCTGCGGGTGAATGAGCTGACGGCCGAGAGCGCTCGGGCGCGGGCCGTGGCGGAAGAGGCTGAGCGGAGCGCGGCGGTGCGGGCAGAACTGCAACGGCTGGGCGTGGTGAAGCTGGAGCTGGCTTATCGGGCGGTTAAGGACGATATCGGGCGGAGCGAAGACGGGCGGCTGCAGTCGCGGGATGGCGGGGAGATGAAAGAGTACTTGTCGCGGTTCGTTTCTGAGAATCCGGAATTGCTGCCGGGGCGGTTGGCTGGCGGGTCGGGGGCTAGCGGGGGACAGAGGATCGCCGGGAACGGCGGTGGAGTGGATTTGGACAAGATCCGGCCGGGGATGAGCGCGGAGGATCGTGAACGGGCGCGGGAGGAAATCGCGCGGGTGGCGTCGCAGACGCTTAAGGGGCTTTGAAGAAGACAGGAGACAGGAGTCAGTAGTCAGGAGTCAGAATGACTTCGGACAGTTGAATAAGGAGAGAAAGAGAGACAAATGCCAGCAATTACTTCCAGTAATGTAGCGTCAGCGATTGTCAAGCTGGTGGCGGCGGATGCGCTGCCGGCTTTGGTGGGGAACCTGGTCATGGGGAACCTGGTCAATCGCGACTACGAGCCGACCTTGGCGCATGCGGGGGACACGATCAACGTGCCGATTCCTCCGACGCTGGTGGCTAACAACATCGCCGAGGGCGGGACAGTGCAGACGCAGAACCCGAACATCGGTAATGCGCAAATCGTTTTGACGAACCACGTCGAAGCGTCGTTTCAGATTCCGGACGTGACGAAGGTGCTCGCGGTGCCGGATCTGCTGAAGCTGTACATGCAGCCGGCGGTGGTGGCTCTGGCGGAGAGCATCGAAACGAACCTGCTGAATTTGTATCCGGCGTTTTCGGCCAATGCCCCGGTGGGCACGGCCGGAACGGCGATTACGGAAGCGGTTGTGGATTCGGCGGAAACGGCGTTGTTCTCGGCTAAGATGCCGCCTAGCGCGGCCAAGTACCTGGTGGTGGACCCGGTGACGTATTCGGCGTTGCGGCAGATTCCGCGCTTCAGCGAGTTCAACACGGCGGGCGAGGCGGGCCTGCGCGCGGTGGTGGACGGGGCGATCGGCAAGATGAAGGACTTTTATATTTTCCGGTCGCAGTACGTTACCAAGACGGGCAGCAGCCCGGTGAACACTCACAATCTGGCGTTCGGAAGGGACTCGATCGGCTTGGTGGTTCGGCGGTTGCCGCAACCGCTTCCGGGTACGGGCGCCGTCGCCGAGTACGCGGAACTGGGCAACTTCGGGCTGCGCGTGGTGATGAGCTATCAGCCGAACACTCTGGCGCAGCAGTTCACCGTGGATGTGTTGTATGGGTGCGGGGCGCTGCGGAATAATTTCGCGGTGCAGGTGAATAGCTGAAGAAGAATACAGAAGACAGAATACAGAATACAGAATGCTGGCGGGCCTTCGCGGGCCCGCCATTTTTTTGGGCCGACGGGGATCAGGTGCGTTATGAATTTGCGGGCTTATTTCGAGGCAATCCGGAAGGCTGAGGCGGGGATCGCTGACGCCGAGGTTGTGGTGGTTAGTTGCGAGACGGCCGATGGGGGACGCGAAGGGGTACGCGCTACGGTTCCGCGGAGCTTGGCTGCGAAGCTGATTGTGGACGGGAAGGCTGTGCTGGCTCACCCGGCGGAGACGCGCGGGGCGGTGGACTTGGGGCGGCTCAACTTCGGGCGGCGGCGCGGAACGGGGATAGGAGCGCATCTATGTTGCTGACGGATGGAAATCCGAATACTACGGAAGACTTGCGTGTTTATGAGTCGGCGATTCTGGACGTGGCTAACACGGAACAGATCGACTTGGACGCGAAGCTGGGGTTGGCTACCGAAGAACTGTCTCAAGAAGTACTGGATATGCTGCTGGATCATACTCGGGCGCTGGATCCGCAGTTGGGCGTCTTGCAGTGGAATATGCGGAGGCAGATTGGGGTTTCGGATGTCGTGGTGACGCGGCAGATGAAGCGGTGGCATGCGGCTCACACGCTGGCGGTGGTTTATCGGGATGCCTTCAATAATCAATTGAACGACCGGTATCAGGCTAAGTTCACCGAGTATCGGGATGTGGCTAACGACGCCAAGACTCACACTGTGCGGTACGGGATCGGATTGTCGCTGACGCCGCTGGCTAAGGCGATGGCTCCGGTGGTGAGCTTCGCGGCCGTGCAACAGGCGGCGGCTACTTACTTCATCCAGGTTGCGTGGGTTTCGGCGCAGGGGCAGGAGGGGGAGGTTAGCGATTCGACCAGCTTTGACGCGGCCGCGGGGAGTGTGCCGGTGGTTAGCGTCGTGAATCCTCCTTCGGGCGCTACTGGGTTCAACGTGTATATGGGGTTGAGTTCCGTGGCGGCTACTTTGCAGAACGCAACTGCGGTTCCTGTGGCACAGAGTTTCACGCTGCCGTCTACGGGCCTGGTGTCGGGGCGGGCGCCGGGGAACGGGCAGAATCCGGATGTGTATGTGACCGGCGGGCCGATGCTGAGGCGAGGTTAGGACCATGCCTTTGACTGGGGCGCAGACGGCTAGTATCGCGGCGCAGAAGCTGGTGGAGTTTCTGACGGCGCCAGGCACGGGACTGAACGCTATCGTTGCGCAACTGGCTAACGATAGCGGGATTGCGCTGGCGCCGGTACCGGCTACACACATCGTGGATCAGAACGTGCCGTTCGAGTTGGCGGAACGGAGCCAGGTGGTGAAGTATCCGGTGGTGCTTGTGTACGCGGACCGCGTGCGGAACTTGCTCACCGAGAAGTTTCGGACCTTTTCGGGGAAGGTGCGGACGGTGGTGGAGGTGCGGATTTCGCAGGACCGGCTGGAGGGAATCGAGGATCAGTTACGGCTGTATGCGGATGCTGTGACGCAAGTGCTGGACGCGAATCGGGGGAGCTGGGGGCAGGGCGTGTTTTTCGCCGGAGCGTATGAGGTCACGTACGACTCCGTGCGGCATGGGGGGAAGAATTTCCTGCAGATCGCGAAGGTGACGTTCGAGGTGGACTTGTCGATCTGAATAAGAAGTCAGGAGTCAGAATGGCTGGGAACTTATGAGCTGCTACATATCATCTAACAACAATCGAGTGTACGTGGCGTTGGAATCCACGTATGGGGGCGCGGCGGCAGTCACTGGGCAGAATCGGATTCCGTTATTGAAGCTGGGGGCCAAGCAGGTGCTGGAGACTACCCAGCGGAAGGATAAGACGGGCACGCGTACGTTCGTTGGGTTGCCGAACCGGATTCGAAAGAAGACTACCTTTCAATTGAGCACGCTGATGACGGAGTGGATTAATCAGAGTGCGGCGCCTAGTCATGGACCGCTGTTTCAGGCGGCTATGGGGGCTGCGCCGTTGCTTTTTACTGGGGGCACGGTGGCGGCGATCACTAATCTGACGCAGATTCAATTTGGCGCGGCGCATGGATTGACGGCGGGGCAGGGCATCATGTGCGGCGGGGAATTGCGGTTCGTGGCGGGGGTTCTTAATACAACTACCGTCGTGGTGAATGCTCCGTTTGCGAACGCCGGCGTGGGATCGGCGGTGGGACCTACGATGACGTACAAGCTGAGTACGGGCGTGGGCAGCGCTACGAT